TCAGGATCTGTACGACACCGCCCGCAACCAAATCTTCTCCTCGTTCATCCGTGAACAGGGGATCATCAACCGCCAGTTCAACGCCGATCTGAAGGCCGCTGGTATCCAGAGGGACACTGATCGGGCCGAGATGTTGCAGAACCTTCAGCGTGCCGGGATTGACCCGGGGCTGATCTCCGCCGAGTTGGCGGAGATTGACGCCATCTATGGTGAGGGTTCTTCGGCGCAGCGAGACTATCTGGATAACATCACCCGTATCGGGGCGATGTCGGATGTGGAACGCCAGTTGCTGGGGATGTACCAGTTCGGTGGCGCCCGTCAGGATCTTCGATCTGAGGGGCGTGCGTTGGGTGCGCAAGCCGAGTTGGGTGGAGTGGATCGGCTGGAGGCCCTTGGGTTGCAGTCGGATCAGGCGGCACAGTTGGCGCCGTTCTTCGGTACGGATCAGTCCACGTTGTTGGCGGGGATGCTGTCTGGCGTGGATGTTGGTGGAACGCTGGAGCAGCGGCGGGGCGCCGAGGCTGCCCGAGACTTTGCGAGACAGGAACGTTTGGCGGGTCAGCAGTTTACGGCAGGCCAGTCGGCGCTGGGTCGCCAGTTCACGGCAGGCCAGTCGGCGCTGGGTCGCCAGTTCACGGCAGACCAGTCGGCGCTGGGTCGGTTTGCCGATCAGCAGATCACGCCGTATCAGCAGGCCCAGTTGGATCTGAGCCAGTCTAGGTACGATCTTGATGCGGACAAGTTCACATACGGGAAGGAGCAGGACCTCTTTGATGCGTTGACGGCGGCGTCTACGCCGTCTGCCGCCGAGATTCGTCAGCAGACTGCTTCGGATTACAAGTCTGCTCTTCAGGCTTGGAATGCTGCTCAGGCAATCGCCGGTAGGACCGGCTCCCCGGCACCGAACCCGGTGGATGTGTTGTCGGATGTACAGATTGATGCGTTGGCGCAGTATGACGTGGGTCTGTCTGATTTAACCCGGCAGGACGACAACATTGGGACGTTGGCTGCGGCCACCGGCATCCCCGAGGGTGTGATCCGGGGGGCGATGAAGACGGGAACTTCAAGCCAGTTGTTGGCGAACGCCTACCGGGATATGACTTCGGTGCTGGTCAACTATGTGACGCCGGAGGGGTTTGTGGTGGAAAACGTTCCAGTGTCGCAGGTCGCCCAGTTTACGGAAGCCGAGATTCAGCAGCAGGAGGCGGCTGAAGGCCGGGTTCCGGAGCCGACGCCGTTGGACTTGTACGGCTTCTATGCGGGCATGTCGGATACGGGCATTGATCCCCGTCTGGCGGAGGCGATTCGGGATCTGATTATGGGTGCGGGGCAGGATCCCAGTTCGGGGATTCTGGAGATCGCCGGGCTTGGCGGCTAGACCGCCGTGGTTTACAACCCGGTTGGGACTGGCCGCAACCTAGATCGCTCCAACATTCTGAGCCTGCTTCAGGGCACCGCCGGGGCGGGGGCGTCTCCGGTGACGTTGGGGACTCCCGTCCCCGCCGCCCCTGTGTCGCCTATCAATCTGGTTGAGCGGCTGGATTTGCCGGGTTTGCAGCCGATTGCTGCCCCGAAATCGCCGGGCGGGTTGTTTGGTGCGGCCCTTCAGGTGCTGGACTTTGGTCGTGCCGGGATCGTGTCCACCCTGAAGGAGGGCATCGACCTCGTTCAGGGTGAGGGGTTTTCGCCGGGTGATTGGTGGGATCAGGCGACAACCCATTATGGGTTTGGCGACCTGATCCACGATGAGCGCACCGCTGTCGGCGTGGGGTTGATGGCGTTGGCGCCGTTCACCGCTGGGGTGTCGGCGGGTTTGGGTGCGGGGGTGTTGGCTGACAACATTTGGGCTGACCGGATTATTGGTTTTGTCGGCGATGTCGCTGTTGATCCGTTGACGTATCTGGGTGGTTTCAACGTCGTTCAGCGTGGTCTTGGTTGGAGGGGCGCCGTCAAGGTGCTGGAGGATTTTGCGGCACAGTCGGCGGACGATCTTGTGCGGCAGGGTGTGGCGAAGACTACTGGTGAGGCGGCGGAGATGTTGTCTGCTGCCGGGCGGGGCATCAAGGGGGCGAGGGACGCTAAGTCGTTGTCTGGGGCGGCGCGTGCTTTGCGTGGTTCGGATGCCGGTAGGGCGGTTGCTGCCGATTTGGGGTTGGCGCCGGGGGCGCGTATTCGTTTGCCGGGGACGGGGCCGGTTGGCCGGTTTATGCGGCAGGACCGGTATTTGAATCGGATGATTCCGGGGTTGGATGTGGGTGCCCGTCAGGCCCGGCAGATCCCGAAGTTCTATACCCGCCAGTTGGACGAGTTGGGTGTTGATCCGGTGGAGGCGGTGAAGGCGTTTCGCCCGACCGCTAAAGCGGGTCGGGCGGAGGCTGCCCGGGTGCGAGGTTTGTTGGATGGCGAGTTGCAGCGTGCTGTGGGGCGCGCAGCGCGTGCGCCCGTTGAGTTTGTGGCCCCTGCTGGTTTGCGGGGTGCTGCCCGCTCCGGGTTGGGGGCGTCGCTGATTGCGCGTGTCACGGATGCCCCCATTCAGGGTGCGCGGAAGATAACTCCGAAGGGTGTTCAGGAACAGTTGTCGGTGATGTTCAATCCGACGAGGTTCAACACGTTGATTGAGTCGGATGATCCTCGCCACATCGCTTTGGGTGTGAACATGGAGGATTTCATGCGGTTCGGGCATGGGAAGGAAAACTTTTTTGCCCGTTCCGTTGATACTGCATCAGAGAACGCTACTCGCCGCGGGGTGTCTGCGAAGATTTCTGACGAGTCGATGTTTGACTTGTTGGAGGATCCGGCGTTGTTGGTGCGGAACGAGGCGGGTGAGGTCGCTGAGGTTTACAGCGGCCCGCATCAGTTGAATCTGGACACGGAGTGGTTCCGCAATATGCCTGCGGATGTTCAGAATCTTGCCCGTACTGACCCTGAGGCGTTGTTTTATTTGGCCCGGGATTTGGATCGTTGGGCGACGACTTCCACCAATCAGGTCAACGACGCTTATGGGGTCGTTGGGCCGGATGGTAAGAAGGTTTGGGATCGTGCCGCTGCGGTGGAGGCGAGCGAGGGGACGCCTTGGCGTGGTGCCCGACGGATGCGGGAAACGGCGCGGGCGCGTGTGGATGGTGCCCCGGATTTGGAGGGGCGTCCCGTCCGGTTGCGGGATAGTGAGGGGAATCTGATCAACCCCGATGTGTATGATCCCCGGTTGAAGGTTGGGGGGCACAAGTCGGGGCTTCCTTGGGAGGCTACTGGCCGGTTCGAGCCGTATTCGGTGCGCCACCGCATGTACGGTGTGGGAAGCAAGGTTTATATTACTGATCCGTCTGGGAATCTGGGTGGCTTGGCGGACAACACCTTCAGGGACGGGAGCGTCGTGAAGGTGTTGACGGAGGCGGATGGGGCGACGCATTTCAAGGTGAAGGATCCGAATGTTGTCGGCAAGTCGGTTCGCCGCCAAATCGACGAAGCGTACATGCGTTCGTTCGGGGAGACGTTTTACGAGAACACGTTCTCGTCGATGGCTGATTCGTGGAAGCGCGGCATGGGCCGGGATATTCGCATCGAATACTTTATGCAGCGGCTACGCGATGTGTATCCGGCGGAGAAGTTGGATGATGTTGTCGGGGACATCCAGCAGGCGCTGGACGACTACGTTCCTCTCGAAGGCAATCTTCGCAAGGTACAGGAACGGCTTGGTTCCAAGTACGCTCAGGTGAGGGACCGTCGGTCGCGGGCGGCGAACACGCGGGCTGTCGTGGAGGGCCGCACGCGCCGGATCGAAATGCAGGGCGGTTTGTCGGATAAGGCCCGGGACGCAGACGACGCCGTGATCCGCCTGAACGATTTCATCGTTGAGTATCGGGCTGAACTCGCCGAGATGTACCGCAAACTGGAGGAGGGCGGGGTCGCCATGTCGGAGGTCATCGACACGATTGATCGTGTCGGTGCGTTCCAAGGCCGCTATGACGAACTGATTGGTCAGGCCGTTATCGACGCCAATGGCGCTGCCGCACGCACCGCTGAGGTGCAGGCGGCGATCCAGAGGTTCCGCGAGTTGAGGGCAGCCTATGAGGATCTGATTCGTTCCGAGTTGATGGATGCTCAGGGGCCGCTGATTGAAGCGTTGGAGACGGCCAAGGGCGAGTATCACGTTGCGAAGGTGGCGTTCGATCGCGACGTAAAGACGTTTGTGGCGCAGTCAGTGGAGTTGGAGCGGTTGAAGGCCGAGGTGTTGGAGCGGGCGCCGGAGTTGATTACGGCGGTGCATGATGCGGGCCGTGCGGCGGGGTTGGCGGCTGAGGCGAAGCGTGTTGTTTCCGTGTCGGGCATGTCTTCTGAGGCGATTGAGGCCGACTTGTCTGTGGTCGCTGCCCGCGCTGGGTTGCGTGAGGCGGAGCGTGAGGCGGCGTCTGCCGCCGAGAACGTCGCTGTTTTGCAGCGGCGGTTTGACGAGTTGGAGGCGTCGGCCGTTGAGGCTGCGGAGCGGCTGCGGGCTTCGGGGGCTGCCAAGGATCTGAAGTCCACGAAGCAGGTCGATTCGTTGATGAACCAGTTGGACACGATTGTTTCTAGATCCAACGCCGAGTTGCGGGCGGTCTTCAACGAGTTGGCGACCGCCCGCGATCCGAATGTGTTCCCGGGGAACGTGTCGAAGACGCGGCAGGCAGCGCACGAAGAGGCGTTGAAGGCTTGGAACAAGCGCGTTGATCAGGTGCAGAAGGAGTTGGAAGCCAACGTTGTCAGCATGTCGGGTGAGCGGGCGGCTAGGGATGTTTCAACTGAGACCGTTCCGGAGGTGTTGCGCCCCCGGGATGTGCCGGAGCCGGAGGCCGTCGCTGGCCGCACCGCCTTTTCCGTTGAGGATGCTCAGGCTGCCGCTAGGGAGGCGAAGAAGTCCAAGCAGGCGACCAAGGAGGCCAAGAGGGTTGCTGAGGCCCGCGAGGGGTTGACGTATGATCCTGAGGCTATCAAGGCTGCTGAGGCTGAGAAGCGCCGCTTGGAGAAGAAGGTGCGGGATCTGCTGCAAGAGGAGCGGGTGTTGCTGCGCCGCGAGGCCGGATTTCCGAAGCAGGTGGATAAGGCGGGGCAGGAGAGCCGCCCGTTGCAGTTGGAGGTAGAGGAGGGGCGCCGCCGCTATTTGGTTGAGGAACGCAGGAAGGCGGAGGCGTCTCTGCGGCGTTCCGAGAAGTCGTTCGCTGATGCGCCGACGGATCGCAAGGCGGCGAACATCGAGTTGAAGCGCCGCGAGTTGCGAGGCTTGGCAGCCGATCTGGAGGCGGTGCCGGAATCGGCTGCGTCGCTCAGGTCGCGTGCGGATCAGGCACAGTGGGAGTACACGAAGGCTGCCCGTAAGGTTACGGAACTACGGGGAACGGCTAGGAAGTTCTCCAAGGCCGATGCTGTTACTTGGTTGGGGCAGCGCGGCGAGTTCCGGCCCGAGTTGCCGTTGACGAAGCGGGAAACTAGACGGCTTCAAGCGATGCATGTTGCGGCCCATAAGAAGATTGCGGCGTTGCGGGCGAGGTCGGAGGAAGCGTCTAACGTTGTCGGGTCGCTGCAAGAGTTTATAGATGCCGACGAGTTGCGTATGAAAGCCTTGACGGCGTTGCAGACCCGGCTGAGGAGGCAGGTTTCAACGGGCAAGCAGGTGGAACTACGTACTGGCGAGTTGGAGCAGGCGTTGTTGGGTGCCGCTGCGGCTGGCCGAACAGTCCGTTTGGTTGGGGAGACTGCCCCGGGGTTGCCGTCGCAGGCCCGGCTGCTGGCTGTTTCCCCCGACGGCAAGGAGGGTTTGGTTCGGATCCGTTACGGGTCAACCCGGTTGGAGGTGCCTCCCGATGAGGTCCGGGTTGAGACGCTGGTCGATGAGGTGATGCGACCGGAGGGCCGGTTTGTGGCCTTTCAAGAGCGGGAGGCCGTTGACCCCGACGCTTTGGAGTTGTCGGGGCGTGCCCGCGACGTTGTGGTGCGCGTCTCCCGGGAGGTTCCCGCTGGGCCTGCCGGAACGGGAGAGTTGAAGTTGAAGCAGCGAGGCCGCGGCGTTGTCGCTAGGGGTGCCGCCCAGAGGCGGCGGATCCTTCAGCGGGCTGTCCAGATTCTGGAGGAGATCGACTCCGGTGCGTTGAGTGGCGCCGAGGCTGACGCTGCGTGGGATGGCGTGCGACGCATGTTGCAGGAGAACACGGCGGCTATCAATCGTGCGGGCATGATTGGCACCGAGGGCATGAGTTCACCCACCCGCTCCGATTTGACGGACCTCGTGGGCGAACCGCAGTTGGAGCGTTGGAGATTCCGCGACATCAACCGTGATCTACAGCACGAAACCTTGGGGCCAGAAATGGAGCGTGGCGCTGCTGGTCGTTCCCGACTGGTGGATGCAGGCTGGAAGTTCTTCGACGGCGATGTGCAGTTGCCGGTCGCTGCCCGCTCGCGGCTGTTGCAGGCAGAGAAGGCTCTCGTTGAGGAGGCGCAGCACGCCGTCAGGAATCTTCGCATTGACCGCGACGAGTTGTTTGAACGGTTGGGCCAGTTGAACGCCGGTCGCGTCTATGACGACGCGACCGGGCGTTGGCAGCAGTTGAGTCATCTGCGGGGAGAGGGCCGCGAGGCCCGGCATGCGAGAGTGGGTCATCTGGAGCATCAGGTTCAGCAGCAGCGTCGTTCCGTTGAGACGGCGTTGCGGCACATCGACGACGATGTGGCGGAGGCCGAGTTGCGGGTTTCTGCCGCTGAGGCCAAGTTGGATCGTGCCCGGTTGGCGTTGTCTACTCCGGCGGAGCGGGCCGACGAGTTCGCTGATTTGTCTGCGAACGCTTCGGCCCGTTTGGATCGGTTGGTCGCTGAGGGGCGGGTGACGCGTGAATCCATTGGCCGGTTGGAGGCGGAGTTGATTCCGGAGCCGGTTGCGCCACCGAACATTTTCGCTGATCGGGACGCTTTGGCTGACGCGTTCGAGTATCAGGTGCAGGGTTTGGAGGCGCAGGCGCAGTCGGTGCGTGAGGTGTTTCCGATTTTGACGGCTGCCGCTACCCGTGTTGCGGGGCGGGATAAGACGGTGAAGGCGATGAGGGAGGTGCTGCGGCTGCTGGGTCGGGGCGCCCCGGGAACAGAGGCGATCACACCGGGGGGCCGGTTTGGTGCTTGGGCTAGGCATCTTGGAGAGTTTCGGAACGCTGATGACATTCTTCGGCATGAGGCGTTTGTTGCTGGTGCTGACGGGTTGACGTATGAGACCGGGGTTCTGGTGCAGGGGGCTAGGCGGTCGCCCATGTCTGATCTGGTTCAGGCCGAGCGGAGGTTGACGGAGTTCAACCGGGAGGTTCAGAAGTTTGCCGACGATCTGGGGGTCGCAACCCGCAGGGTCGCTCCGGGTGACGGCCCGTATGAACGTTTGGAGATCGCCCCGTTTGGTATCGGCGACGAACTTGAGCCGCTGGATGAGTTGCGTGCCGTGCAGGACGCTGTTGCGTACGGCAACGAGTTGGCGGAGAAGCAGGCCGACGCCTTTGCCCAGCGTCTGACGGCTAGGAACGACTTGGAGAAGGCGCAGCGTTTGAACCGGGAACAGGAGGCGACCGCAGCCAAGCGTCTCACCGAGGCGTTGCAGTTGGAGATTCAGGCCCGAGAGATTGAGATGACTGAGTGGCGTGAAGCCATGGATCAGGCCACCGCTGGTCTTCGCCGGGTGGGTGATATTCAGAGTCGGGTCGAAGATGTGTTGGCTTCTCTGGAGTTGCGGCGTGCCCGCGTGGGGGCGGAGGGTTCAGCCTATATCGGGGATCGGGATCTCGCTGATGTGCTGCGTGCGAGGGTGGATCCGGGCGGGTATGTGCCGGATGCGTCTACGGGGGATTCGTTGTTTACGTTGAAGGCGGCGCAGCGTGATGACGCTGCCGCCGTCTTGAAGGACGCTTTGTCTAAGTCTGATTGGGGGCCGTGGCGGTTGGCTTCGGGGTCCAAGGGGTTGGATTCGGAGGTGGCTTCCGTCATCAATGCGTTCGCTAGGGTGAACGATCCTGTTGAGTGGCACGGATTCTGGAAGGGGTGGGATCGGTTCCAGACTTGGTTGAAGGCTGCCATGATCGCGACGCCGGGGTTCGTGAACCGCAACATTATGGGGGCGTTCTTCAACGCTTGGTTGGATGGCGTGAACTTGAACGAGATTTTCAAGTCGCTCCGCATGACGCAGAAGGTCGCGTCGGAGATGAGGCGGTCCAAGGTCACGTTTGTGCAGGCAGCCGAGCGTCTCGCTGCGAAGGATGCCGCTATGCGTCCTTACGTTGACTTGTTGAAGGTCGGGGTTCGGGGCGGCGGTCAGGCCGTGGACGCTGTTGAACTAGAGCGCGGATTGCGTAATGCCCGCAGCATGGAGATTCTGTTTGGTGGGCGCCTTGCGAAGGGCGGCGCCCAAACGTCGGTGTCGTTCAAGCCGTGGTCTCCGAGGTTCGCTCCGTACCAGTCGGTGCGAACGGTGAATAGTTGGGTTGAGGACATTGTTCGGTTGGGTGTCGGCATGGACACGATGCGGTGGGGCGGCACAGTTGACGATGCTTTGACCCGGATCGCTAAGACGCAGTTTGATTATGACGAGTTGACTTCGTTTGAGCGGAACTGGGCGAAGAGGTTCATCCCGTTTTATACGTGGACCCGGAAGAATGTGCCGTACCAGTTGAAGCAGTTGGGGATGCATCCCGGCAAGTACAACCGGCTGCTGTCTGCGAAGAGGAATCTGGAGTTGGGCACCGAAGAGGAGGGGGTGGTTCCCGACTATTATCTGGAACCGTTCGGTGTGCGGTTGCCGTTCTCGTTCCGTGGGGCGACGGTGTATACGGCCCCGGATATTCCGTTTCAGGATTTGGGCCGCTACTTCGGCAAGGACGGTTTGAAGGGAGGCGCCCAGAATCTGTTGGCTGGTATGACGCCGATTTTGAAGACGCCGTTGGAGGTCGCGTTCGGGAAGCAGATATTTACGGGCGTTCCGTTCACTGGCCGGTACCAGCAGGCCCCCAACCCGATTACGAAGATTGCTCCGGTGATGCATGCGTTGTCTGCGATTGGGTGGGCGAAGAAGAATCCGTTGGGTGAGTGGAAGATGCGGGACCATCACATCTATCTGGTGAACGGCATGTTGCCGACGGTTGGTTTGATCCGTCGGCTGTTTCCCAACGAGGAGAAGTATCAGCAGCATCAGATCCGGAATCTGTTCTCTACGCTGGGGGGCGTGTCGGTCCAGTTCAACACGCCGCAGGTGCAGTTGAAGTGGCTTCAGAATCAGCGGTACGAGCAGTTGGATGACCGGCAGGACTTCAAGGATCTGGTGTCCCGCCGCAAGTAGCGGGACGACCTAGACTTATCTGTATGGACTACATTTCGCGCATCCAGTGGGGGGCGCGCCCTCCGGCAACCGGCACGGGACGGTTCGCTCCGTTGCGTGCCCGCCGTGTCCGCGGGGTTGTGGTGCATCATTCGGCGGTGACGAACAGCCCCCGTGGAGTCGCCGCCGTCCACGCTTTCGAGGGGCATCACCTTAGGAAGGGTTGGGATGGGATTGCCTATAACTGGCTGGTTGACGAGTCGGGCACGATCTTTGAGGGCCGCGGCTGGGCTGCCCGTGGCGCAGCGACGAGGGGGTGGAACTCGAAGTCGATCTCGGTGTGTTTCACGGGGCATGGCGATGTGGAGCCTAGAGAACAGGTTCTTGAGTCGTTCCAGACGCTGATACGGGAAGCGCAGGCCCGGTTCGGCGGGACACTGTGGGTGTCCACCCATCGTCGGAAGGGATCTACGACCTGTCCGGGCCACTGGTTGGGCGGGTGGGTTGAGGGCGGTATGGCTGCGGCGATCCGCCCGACAGACACCGACTGGGTTGGCATCGTCCAGTATTTTCACGATTTGCGTGCCCGGGTGAATGGTCACCCGTTGGGGCGCTGGTGGCCTCGGGTGCGGCGCGGCGAAACGGTGCGTCTCGTGCAGGCCCGTTTGGGTGACCGGGGGTTTGATCCCGGTCCCGCCGACGGCGTGTTCGGGAAGCGAACAGCCGCGGCGGTTGAAAGGTTTCAGGGAACGCAGGGTTTCTTGAAGGTGACCGGGGTGGTGGACGGTGACACGTTCGGTGCCCTGTTCCTACAGTAAAGGGGGCCGTTGTGCCTAAGGGTAAGGGATACGAGGACAGTCAGGTTCCTGATTCGTCTTCAGAGTTGAACATGCATGCTGTCGGCATGAAGGCCAAGGAGTCGGCGTCGATGCTGCGTTCCACGGCGTTGGGTAATCAGGCTTCGGGCGGACGCCCGTTCGGAAAGTAGGGTAGTTATGCGTGACGGTTCAACGATCCGTGTGACCAAGAAGGGGTCCGGTGGCGGCGCTATCGGCAAGGCGAAGGCGGCTGGTTCGGCTTCTGCCGGTGTGCTGCCTCGCGGCGGGGCGTTGTCTCGCTCCGCCGCCAAGAAGGAACTCCGTGGCGGCTAAGAAGAAGCGGCCCCGTAAGCCGAAGTATTAGGAGCAGGAGATATGGGTGACATTATTGAGCGGGCTGCGTGGACGTTCGTGCAGGCATTCGCCTCAGTGTTCGTCGTTGCCGATTTGTCGTCAGCGAAGGGTGCCGTCGTGGCGGGACTGGCGGCGGTCTTGTCGGTGCTGAAGACCGTCGCCAAGGATCGTCTGGCGTAGGGTGTCCGACAGTGTGGATTTCGACGCGGCGTGGACACAGTTCGTGGAGGACAACGCCTCCGTGGAGCAGGACATCTACGACGAGATGCGAGAAACAGCGCACCTGTTCGACGCTACCGATGGGATTCACGCCAAGTGGTCCCCCGACGGCATGCTGGGCATGCTGCTGGTCTTTGATCCCGACGAGGCGGAGTCGCTCCTCGCCGCGTTCTACGCCGGGATGGAAGGCGTGGACGACGCCACGGAGGTGTTCTCGGTGTGGGTCGCTTCTCTGATGGGGATGCTGCGCTCCTGCATGGAGCGTTGGCACGACGCCTAGTAGACGCCTCGCAGCCAGTCTCGCACGCGCTCAGATTCGGACAGGTCCGCCATCAGGCGGCGCCTGATCCGATCTCTGCGCCGCGCCACCGTTGTCTTCGGCACCCCAAGGGCGGCTTCCATTTGTCGAAGCGACAGCCCCCACACGAACAGTCCTTCGATGATGGCGCGGTCCTCCCAATCTAGGCGGTCGATGGCGCGCCCAATGATTTCTTTCAGCGCCGCCGTTGCTTCTAACGACGGGTAGCGTTGTGTCTGGCCGGGCGCTAGTTCCATCAGCGCCGCTAGGTCGCTTTCGGGGCGGGGCTTCCATAGGGCGCGGTCCTCGAGTCCCCGCCACGCCAGCGAGTCGGTGGTGAACTCTCTTTTCTTCGTCATGTGTCGCAACCATTAGTTGATTCCAGTGTAGGTGGTTGCGGGTTGCAGATAGTGTTCGGATACAACGCGAGTGTTCTTGGCGTCGTATCCGGAGGGGTCCCCAACGGACCATGCTTCGTCGTGGTTGATCCATCCTAAGATTTCGCAGACCCTGAACTCTGGCGCAACGGGTTGCGCCACGAAGAGAACGAGTCCTTTGCCTAGTTGGCGTTTACGCACCGCCGCTTTCCGGCTTGTGCGTACCCGCCTGACTTCGATGTTGTGGCCCACATCTGCGAGATGCTTGTTTTCTTGGTGCCGGTTACCGGCCCAAACGTGTCCGCCCCAGTACTGGTTGGTGATCTTCGCTACCGCCAGTTCCGCGACACACGCCGCAACCTGTGCGGTGCGGTCGTCTTCCATGCGGTTGCGGTCGTAGTGGGCGGCGTCTTCTTTCTCCCAGTTTTCGATGAAGCGTCTGGCCCCCACATGGGAGGCCCATTCGTATTCCCATGGTTCGAGTTCCACGAAGATCATGTCCCGCCCATTTCGTTCACAGTCTGTCCACCTTGACTGCGTTGATGCGGACAACCTGCCCGTCGTCCTCCCACGCCACCCCGTTCAGGGCATCCAACGTCAGTTTGATGTAGTTGTCCAGATCGCCTCGCAGCGTCTTGGCGTTGTGCGGCGACGACGTTACATGCACCACTGTACATTCCGGATCATACACCAACGTGACCTCAACGGGGCCGGTGACTGCCTCTCCGACCTGTTCTCGCCACGCTGACGCCACGATGTCTTCCTGCTCCAGCGTCGTCTTCGGCGTGAACACCTTGCCTTTGGAGTGGCGGGGCCGCGCCTTCACCTTCGGGCGTTGCTCCACCACCATCGTGTACACATCCATCAAGGATTCCCCCGCGATTGCATCGCCACTCGTCCTGCTTTGACCACCGTTTCCCACAGACGCTGCCTGCCGTCCCGTCTGCTGGCGTACTTGCCGCCCCAGTCGTCATCCGCCGATTCTAGTTCACGCATGA